GATGAAGCGGCTTTTAATAATTTCTCAGATACTTTGGAAAGAGAGGCTGTATTTTCACTAACTAGGCGAGCAGCGCAGGGCGGCAGCAATACTTTTAAACAGTCCGCTGATGCTGGTAACGCACAACAAGCGCTTGAGGCTGCCGGAATTTCCTTAGCTGACCCGATAACCGGCGGGGCTCAGTTTGGTAGAATTCTATTCGGATTATCCGCCAAGAAAGGCGACGAGATACTTACAAGGTCATTAGAACAAGCTGGCGACCTACTACTAGCAAGCGGAATGGAGCAAGGCAAGTTGCTAGCTATTCTTAAAAGAGCTAATAGAGATGAGATTAGACAGGCTCTTGAGGTTGCGATGACTCAAGTCGATAGCGCCGTAATAGCTCCGACCGCCAAAGCATCCGTTGCTGCAAACCTTGAAGACAACCGATAGCAAACGACAAAATAATTATAGAAATTGCAATGAGCGGAAAGAAATAAGCGAGAGCCACAAAAAATAAAAGTTTCATAAGTTAAATGTAGTGTAGAAAGATTAAAAATAATAGAGATTTATTATGTCAAGAACAATAAACCCAAACATCCAGTACGAAAAGAACGGAAAGCCAATCGTTGGCGGCAAAGTTTATTATGGCGTGGCTAATCAGGACCCTAAAACAAATCTTATCACTATATTTTCCGATTCCAATTTAACCGTTCCAATTACTAACCCGCAGCTATTAGACGGCCAAGGCAGATTATCTAGCGCTGTTTATGTCGGCGTTAATCAATACTCTTTTCAAGTAGATGATAATTTGGATAATCAACAGTTATCAGATCCACAATTAGAGCCTATGAATATAGTCGGCTTAGTAACTGCCAGCATTGATTTAAACGGGTTTAAAATTGTCAACGCGGGAGATGCTACGGCAAACTCAGAATATGCCACATTTGGACAGAATAACGAGCTTTACCCTCAAATTTTAGATACTGACGCATCATCAACAGCGGATTCGTTGGTTGCAAATATGCCCGTGCCAATGGATTCTCTGGGTAGGAAGAGGATTATTTTAAGGCTTGACGCTGCTTTATCTGCCAATCTAACGCTGACCCCGACATTTAAGCTCAATTCATTTTCAGCCTTTACGATTACCCGAGATAATAACGATTCCCTACTTGTCGGTGATACGGGAGGCGGGCGATATTATTTAGATTTGACATTTAGCCCCGATGATAATAGATGGCATTTAAGCAATCCATTCCAAGCAAAAAATAAAAACTTAGAGGATATGGAGCAAGGCACGATAAAAGGCAAGCCCAATGCATCCGGTACAGGTTCACCAATAGATTTATCCGTATCTCAAACAAGGGATATTGTATTTCCTACCGGTGGATTTATTAACATGTGGAGCGGAACGGTCGCCAGTATACCTGCGCAATGGTCCATATGCGATGGTAGCAATGGCACGCCAGACTTGAGGGACCGTTTTATACTATCGGTTGGGATAACTGAAGATCCCGGAGGCGAAGGCGGCGAGGCGGACGGTTCAGTTTTGGTAACATCGGCTAATGGCGGCGGTGCAATAACTGGGTCTGTAACTGTAAATGATCACACATTAACAACATCAGAAATTCCAGCGCATACTCATAGTATACTCACCGTTACAGAAAGCGGGTCTAGTGGACCTGATGAGTTAGTAAGGGCAACAAATAATAACGCAGGACCAGACGAGGTGACGCAATCAACTGGCGGCGGTGCTGGTCATAATCACACAGCTAGCTTTTCAGGTGCAAGTTTAGGAACGCATACCCATGATTCGAGTAATAATTTTCCATTATTTTTCAAATTAGCTTTTATAATGTTTACAGGATAATAAAAAATGTATAAATCAGAAAATGACAGAACCGGAAAGTTTGGAATAGCTGAAACGGGAGAGATACCCGATATTAATTCAAATGCAGTAGCCAACGTGTTTACAATTAACACTGATGCCACTACCGGAACATTAACAATATCAGTAAAATCTAGGCTTTCTAATGCGTTTGCCCCATTGCTGCGGGCCGATAATTCAACGCCTGTCGTCTTGGATTTATCAACATCAGAGAGAACTATCGGCATTGGATTTCCATTAAAAGAAATAAAAGCCGTGCCTGCTGGACTCAATGGTACTTCTTACGATATGAACATTAGCGGAGCTGGCAACTTCCAGTAGGAGAAATTATGTCAATTACTAGCGAAAGCCTATCCGTTTTTCAAAATGGAAACTATGGCGTTAAATTATTACAGATAGATAGTCAACTAGACGACGTGACAAGAAGTTTTGGAACAACTTTTGCAGACGGGAAAGTATGGGACAATATTTCTAAGATTAATGCCGCAAGTAAAATGGAATTAACTTGGCGGATACCTTGCAAAAATGATTCAACTGCGATAGGTGGCGGTCATTTAGAAATACACATATCCGAGAATGACGGCGCTAGCTGGACAAACTTGGGCGGCACCGGCAGAGTTCTATCTGCAAGCAACAGCGGAGCACCTTGGGAAGCTCCATCAGGCGTTTTAATGGTTGACGGCTTAAACTCCCTTAATTTCAAAGTTAAGTTTGTGATGAAATCAGGCGGGGGTGCTAATTTAGATGTTAATTCCCCACTTGAAATTCCAGCGGGTTCACCTTTCTTTACAACTTTAATCACCAAAGAGTATTTATAACATGATAAACGAGCCGAATTTAGGTAGTGCGCTTTTTGAGCTTATTGGCGGTGGTGGCTGGTCAATTGCGGGGGAAGATATAAGATACACCGATGAAGCCTTGAGGCGGCCAGAAATGGCGGAAGTTTCAGCTAAACTTTCCGATATGCTTTTGCAGTATGAAGCCGAAAAAGTAAAAAAGCCGATCATGGACGAAATATTATCTTTGGAATCTCAGTGCGCGAGACCGACCATAAAATTATCAAGCTTACTTTCTGCACCTTCTCCGGATTTAGTTGCTATAAATTCTGAACGGGAATTTTTAAATGAAAAGCTAGCGACCATCGAAGCGCTAAGGGCCACACTTAACATTAATTAGCCATAATCACCCTATGGCTAATTAACATCACGGCTCTAAATCACAGCAGCAGCAGCGCCCACGGCATCAACCACGTTTGGATTGGATATTAGGCCGTTTATAGCGTCTGCAAGACCTTTATCGATATAACCCATAGAACTGAGCAGGTAGACAATAAAGCCAACTATGGCCACCCATGACGGTACAGCCTTAACTAACTCTTTTGGATGAAAATCGCTATTTTGCTTATCCTTTGGATTTGAGTTTAATTTTCTTGAGATTAGTGATAGACCAATTTTTAAAAGTAGTGGATTCATGTAAATGTCCTTTTATAAATATTAAAGTTATTAAAGTGGAATAAAACAATTGAAACAAAATTATAGCCTCAAGTGTTGTTAGTTCGCACATCGGGTTTCCTTTTATCGCTCTTTATCAAAGCCGTTAGTTTATTGATTTGCTTATTCTTCTTTCTTGCTTCTTTGCGCTTTCGTCTATGCATTAATCTACAATCTCGATATGCGGCCAATCCATAAACGATTGATCAGTTATATCCCCGTCATTATCCCAGTCACAGCCGCACCGCAACACATAACCTTTAGTGTGGGCAATTCCGCGAACGATTCCGATAAGATGAGCAAAGCGCTCAATGTTATTCCAGTCAATCGGATATGGAGCAATATCGACCGCTTTAGATGGCATTTCGTTATGATTAGAATCAGGAAACTTTAATTTGCTTCTGCCTTCGTGGAATGCCTTGTTCTGCTCGCTCTCTCCTCTGTGGCCGCATAACACGGTGAAGTCGATAACCTTTATAGCTTCGTCTAAAACCTCCTGTAATCGCCTGTCACAGCTTAATAGGTTGTTCTTTGATCTTGTTCCAAATTTATACATTTACTCACCCTCTATTTGCAAATCATTGGTTTTAATGTTTCTTTATCAATCGCCACGGCAAAATAAGCCCTGCCATTATTGGGAACGCGGGCATAATAATATATTCCGCCAATGCATAATTTTGCAAAGTCCTTTTCATCCCAAGTTTCCGGCCTATCAACCCCATGCCAAGACTGCTTTGTCGCTCCTGCATTGCATGCAGAAACCACAAATAAAACAATTACGCTAAATATAATCTTCATTTACTCACCCTCTAATTAATTTAAACCTTTAACGAGACCTACGCAGAAGGTAGAAAACCATCCCAGAACCATAACCATCATTAGCGGAAAATCCCACCAATATATAAATGGGTTAGGCCCAAACGGGATAACCTCAAATGCTAGATAGAACATCGCAAACATTGTTGCAACCGGTAATAATAGCCATATACTATTTTTCATTCTTATACCCCTTAATTTAAGTTTAGTTTCACCCATAAAGCCCTCAGTTAAGAAGGCTAAAGGGGCGTATTGGGAGGACGCTAAGTCGCTGATTTAAAAAGGCTAAGGGTTTAAAGCTTCGCCGTGTTCTGCGTGCCATTGATGGTGAGCAGTAGCGCAAAGCCATCTAACATTTAGTGGTTTTGAGTAGTCGTCATGGTGAGCGTGAACCCTTATTGTAGACCCGCACTTTTCGCAAGGTTCTTTGAATAATCGTTTGTCCCTTACCGCATTATTAACCATTGTTCTTGCTTTATATTTTGCGGGGTACTTTTCTCTGTATTCTTTGTCGTAACCCTTTAACTGGCGATTACCCCTATCTCGATCGTAAGCTCTAATTTTATCTAAGTTATTATTTCGATGTTTAGTCGAATCGTTTTTATTACATTCTTTACACTTATTGAGATAACCGTCAGCCATACCTTTATGTTTATAAAAATCGGTTAACGGCTTCTCATCTTTGCATCTAAAACAAACCTTCATGGCAAACCTCCTTAAATAGAAAGCTTACCATTTATTAAAACGGAACTCAATTAAAACGGTATATCCGAATCAAAGTCATCAAAGTTATTAGCCGGTGCTGCCTGCTGCTGTCCCTGATTAGCATTGTCATAATTAGGATTGTAATTAGACTGCTGGCCATTATTTTGATTATTTTGCTGTTGCGGCGCTACTTGATCCGGCGCGAATACATAACCTAGCCGAGCGTTAAGCATATCAACACTTAAAATGGTGCCATTTTGACCGTCAAAAGAATCAACCTTTAACTGCTCTGCGCTTACCTCGACTACAGAACCCTTTACCAGAACCTTTTTATAAAATTCTATTTGATTAGGTGACTTGGCAAAAATAACCGCTGAATAATTTGTATACTCATCCGCTTTAGTTTTGGGATCGCGATACTTAACGCCTAATCTAATTCCGAAACCGGTACTTTCCCCTGCTTGAAATACGTTTGCCGAGTTGTTTAACTTGCCTGTAATACTGTGCATAATCTATTACCTTAATATTTAATTGATACGTTTTTAATTTTACCGTTACTAATTGCCAAAACTATTTGTTTAGCTGTTTTTTCATCGACACCCAAAGCTATTAAATCGTCCTTAGCTTCACCCCGAATATTTCCGATGTGCTTTTGATTAGCTTCGCGCTTTGCTAACTCTTCAGCTTCTTTCTTCTTAATAGCTTCCTGCTTATTAATCTCATCCTGCTTGGCTGCCTTTGCCGCCTCTTCAGCTCTCACCTTAGCCGCTTTCTCAGCTTCGATAGCTGCTTGCTTAGCTGCCTTTTCAGACTCAATAAGAGCCTTTGCCGCCTCTTCAGATCGCTTGATAGCTAACTCTTCAGACTGCTTAGCTTCTTCTTTAGCCTTGATTGCCTTAGCCGCTTCGGCTTCAGCTTCTTGCTTGGCTTCTGCTGCTATACGATCCTCGCGTTCCTTCTGCTCTCGTTCGGCTTGCTCTTTCTTAAGCTTGGCTAATTCGATAGCGTCATTTTCTTCCTTATAGTTTTTTTCAAATAATGCATTAAGGCTTTCTAGCGATACTTTTTTAGATTCTATTGCTAGCTCTGAGTACTCTTCAAATCCCGAGCAGTCTTCGTTTTCTAGCAATTCGATAGCTTTCTTTATTTCCGTGCTTGTAGATAAAGAAACTGATTCGGCAATACCTTGAATATGCTCTATTCTATCTCTAAGTAGTGATTTTCGCGTTTCCTCTCTCTCTTTCTTAAGCTTATCAAGTTCCTTGTATGCGTTTTTGTGAGGCAATTGCACTAGCTCAATTCTTTCAACAAGAGACTTTGCCTGTGAATCTACCTGCTTTCCGCCATTTAAGTAAAAAGCCTTTTCGCTCTTTCTGTCCTTTTCGATAGCGGTTAATAGCTTCCCAGCATCTAGCGATACGCGCTTAGATTTCTCGTAACCCTCATCTGTAGTGACATCAGGAATAAAATCAGCATATTCCTTGATCGTGTCTATTCTGCTTTCATACTCATCAAATACAATTATATTTGCTTCGCTCATTGTCTTATACCCCTATTGGTTTATGTAATTAGTTTCGTTAATCGTTTTGCCTATGTCGCCAACTAGCTTTTTAAATTCTGCTATTCGGAAATCTATCATTTTAAATTCGTCGCTTAACTCATCCTTATTAATCCTGTGAACATAAAGCCTCTTGCCTACCGGAAATGTTTGGCAGTAGCTGATGAAGTCCAGCCAATCTCTACCGGTAAACTTTAGGTTGCCAATACACTGCCACTTGTAAGCCGGATCTAGCCCCCCTCGCTTGATGTTGGCAAAGTGTACATTTGATAAGACTGACTTAATCTCAATAACCCCATCATCGGCTACCATGCCATCAGGTGAACAGCCTATGAAATCAGACTCGAAAAACCCACCATTGCTAACATCACAAAAGGTTTCGTTCTCATAAAGCATTCTTGCTAATGGCTCTTGCTCATGCCCCCTTTGCATATGCTCGTTAGAGTATCCGCTAGACTCAGGCTCTCCGGTAATCTGCTGCACTGCGATAGACGCTGCCAGCTTCTTTGCAGGCTCACCGAAAGCTTTTCCATAGTTCGCCATGACTTTGCCGAGGTTAGAGCTTGTGAGCTTACCGGCGCGCAGCTGGAACCACTCGTCACTGTTCTGATCTACATCTATGAACTTAAACATTGTTAGAGCACTCTAATACCATTAGATCCTGATTTGCTTGCGACATATCAGCGCGCTTTGTAATTGCGTTAAAGTTTTTATCCCTGATATAAGCATTCTTTACATTCTGCCAAACCTCTTTATTTTCAGGTGTAATTACTTGGCGTCTTTTAATTGGCGGGTTTGGGTTAACTCTCACGCCGCCGGTAATCTCACCACCGAAAGAGGCCGTATGATCGATGTATAATTGAACGGTTAGATTGCCCCAGTCCTCAACGAATGAGCTGCCACCGGCCAATTTCTTTACAATCTTAGAATTACCAGCATTCAGCACCCAAGGCTTAACACCCTTATTCGAGAAGTAGGCAATATTATGATCACCCTTTCGACCAGCTACCCTTGCGCCTATTTCCTGCTTTACCTCTCGAATTGTCAGGATTAGGTCGCTTCCGTCCTCCATCATTTCTTCTAAATCTGCCACACCTAAATGGTCCGACTTGAATACTTTCCTGTAATGCGTTTTGTTCTCGCTCATATTTCTTTACCCCTAGTTCATACTGTGATTTCTTAATTTCTAACTCGAGTAGCTCATAAGCGCTAATCGTAATCCGGCGCGTCTGGCTCATAGCAATCTGCCTCTAGTATTTCCTCTTCTGCTTCTCTGTCGCTACTCATTATCTAAATCCTCAATAAACTCATCACAGCATTCATTGCTGCAAAATCCGTGGTCTTCATGGCTGGTGAAATCATCGTCTTCAGCTAGCTTTTTTTCACACTTATCACAATGAGTATGTTGCTCAACGTAAAATGGTGAACGCGGATCGTGGTCGAAATCTCTTATATTGTCTGGATAATTGCTCATTTCTCTACCCCTTTAACCTTTTCGGTAATAATTGCGCCGCTATAAGCCTTTTTTAGTAAAGACAAAAGCTCTTCCATTGATTCACATTTACCGGCTTCTATATCAATCACAGCCCGTATAACCTGACCAAAGTTGGCATAATAACTTTTATTAAATGACCGTTTAGGGTTTTTGTTCTTATCAAACCCATTGTAATAATGGTTTAATTGCCATCCGTTTGCGTCGCGCATGCATTCAAAATCTTTTTTTAAATTAATCATAATTACCCCTTTAACCTACTCATAAATGATTCTGTATTAGATGCGCAGTCACAGAGAATCTTCATTACCCGGTCGCTATCTAAGGCGATAATTTCAATCATATTTTTTGAGTTGCAATTACCCTCTTCAAGCATTCCGCCATCGAGAAATATTGCACGGCCTATGGCATCTTGCACCGCTTCCATTTCACATTGATTCTTTGTCACGCTGTCGATTGTTTCGGCTATACCTTTGTATTTAAAGTCGGTACTTAGCAGCCCCTTAATGGTGTCCATTTTCCTACCCCTGTGTGTAAATATTCAATGAAGTTAATACTACACTAAATCGCACCTAGTGCAATAAAAGAATTGATATAATCCTAAATTAGTTTAATATTACCTCATTAACTAGAAAGGAGTAAAAGAGTTGAATAAGAAATACGCGCTTGGCTTGCTTGATTGCAATAACCAAGAGTTAGCTAAAATGCTAAATATAACGCCATCATACTTAAGCCGGTTTGATGAGCTTAACGAGTTTTATACCAGTATTGTCGAAGGTAAGGCTGCTATTAAAGAGGCTTACTTTTATAAGGCTATGGCTGAATCGCTAGAGTCTGATATAGATAGGCATTTAAAAACGATAGATCGAGTGTCTAGGGCGCTTGATAATTAAAAGGGGTAAGTAATGAAGGTTAACTATAACTACGAAGAAACAAAGCATTTTCCAATAAAGCATTGGACTAAAGGTGTCCAATTAGAAGAGCAGGCGAGACTACAGCTAATTAATATAGCTTCACTTCCTTTCATCCATAAGCATGTTGCAGCTATGCCGGATGTTCATTGGGGCATGGGCGCCACTATCGGCTCAGTTATTGCCACTAAAGGCGCCATTGTACCGGCTGCTGTAGGTGTTGATATTGGTTGTGGAATGATGGCGGTTAAAACATCGTTAAAAGCTAATGATTTACCCGATAACCTGCACGCTATTCGATGCGATATAGAAGCGGCGGTGCCTCATGGCCGAACGGATAACGGCGGTAAAAATGATGTTGGTGGTTGGAAAGGTTCTATACCTGCTGAAGTTAACGCGAGATGGCTAGGTCTTAAAAAAGAGTATGACTTAATTTGTGATAAGCACCCTAAAGCAAAATCATTTAACAATATTTCACACCTTGGAAGCTTAGGTACCGGCAACCATTTTATTGAGGTTTGCCTAGATGAAAACGATTGCGTTTGGGTGATGCTTCATTCTGGTTCACGTGGCGCCGGTAATAGAATAGGAATGTACTTTATCCAGAAAGCTAAACAGGAAATGGAGCGGTGGTATATTGACACTTATCTACCTGATAAAGACTTATCCTATTTTGTAGAAAACACTGAAATATTCGACGACTATGTTGGCGCCGTTAGTTGGGCTCAAAGCTTCGCTAGAGAGAATCGAGAGATAATGATGAAATCTGTATTGCGGGTTTTGGAAAATCATTTGCCTCAAATATCCATATTGGATAGCGCTATTAACTGCCATCATAATTACATCTCAAAAGAGAATCACTTTAAATCTAATGTATGGGTAACTCGAAAGGGCGCCGTTCGTGCTAGAAAGAATGATTTAGGAATAATACCGGGGTCTATGGGCACCGGTTCTTTTATTGTTGAGGGGCTTGGTAGTGAGGAATCATTTTGTAGCTGCTCTCATGGCGCCGGTAGAGTTATGTCGAGAACGCAGGCTCAGAAGTTAATAAGCTTAGATGATCACGCTAAGGCTATGCAGGGTATTGAAGCTAGATTAGATGCTGATGTATTGGATGAGAGCCCAGCAGCTTATAAGGACATTGGCGCCGTTATGGATGCTCAGAGTGATCTAGTGGAAATCAAGCATAGATTACGACAAGTTATCAACGTGAAAGGGTAATGATATGAACATCGAAGATTTAAAAGACTCTGAATTAATCACAGAGTTATACGAAAGAATGACGGCGCCGAAAGAATCTAATATTGATCGAATGATTAGAGAGTCTTTCGAGCGCATTGATAATATTATTGAATTGGCTTGTGATGATTTGGATGAGTTAAAGAAGGATTA